ACATTAGTAGGATCAGTGGTAATCAGCGCGGGCATTGATACTGTGCAGGTGACAGCGTGAGCACTTTAATTGCTGGCGCTGGCGGTGGCGGCGGAAAAGGTGGCGGCAAAGCATACAACCCAACCACAGCACGGGATGGCCTTGATTCGGGTCAGTACGCCAAGGTTATTGACCTCATCAGCGAAGGCGAAATTGAAGGTTTGAAGGACGGCCACAAGTCCATTTACATCAACAACACACCGTTACAAAACGCAGACGGAACCTACAACTTCCAAAACGTTTCGGTTTACACCACCAACGGCACGCAAAACCAAGCCGCCATCCCCATTAGCAATGAAGTCAACAGCGAAATAGGAGTTCAAACGCCAGTACTTACTGGTCTGCCTGTTGTCAAATCAATAACTAGGGCAAATGTAGATGCGGCGCGCATTACAATTTCAATCCCCCAATTACAATCAATTAGCGACAAGGGCGACATCAACGGAACAAGCGTTCAATTACAAATAGCCCTGCAATATGCTGGCGGTGGTTTTACAACCGTTGTTGACGACACAATTTCTGGACGGACAGGTGACTTGTACCAGAAAGATTACATCGTTAATTTTACTGGATCAAGGCCAGTTGATATTCGCGTAACTCGCATAACACCTGATAGCGCAGACCCTAGGCTGACAAATGCTTTTAGCTGGGCTTCATACACCGAGATCACCTACGCAAAACTACGCTACCCCAACAGTGCGGTGGTTGGTCTGCGAATAGACGCTGAGCAATTTAATAACATTCCATCCCGCAGCTACCTGGTTCGAGGTATTAAAGTACGCATTCCCAGTAATGCAACCGTTGATCCCATCAATGGCCGCTTAATTTATGCAGGAATGTGGGATGGTACGTTTGCTGCTGCTGCTTGGACAACGGACCCTTGTTTTATACTTTATGATTTACTAACATCAACACGGTACGGATTCGGTGATTACATTCAAAATGCAACGCTAGATAAATGGGCATTTTATTCCGCGTCTCAGTACTCCAGTGCACTTGTTGACTCGGGGCGTCGAGCAGAAAACGGTTCCGTTATCTACGAGCCACGCTTCTCGTGTAATGTCAACATCCAAACCCAAGAGGAAGCGTTCAAGTTAATCAATGATCTTGTTTCAGTATTTCGCGCTCAGGCGTACTGGAGCGCAGGCTCGTTGACGATCAGCCAGGACAAGCCATCTGATGCTGCTTATTTGTTTACGCTGGCCAATGTAATTGAAGGCGGTTTTACCTATCAAAACAGCAGCAAAAAAACCAGGGCTACAGTTGCGGTGGTGTCGTACCTGGACCTTGGATATTACGATCCTGTCCAAACAAGATGGATTGACGGATCCAGGGAAGTTGCCTACGAAGCCGTAGAAGATGCACCGGCCATTGCCAAATATGGCGTACTGACGACACAAGTTTCAGCTTTTGCCTGCACCTCTCGCGGTCAAGCCAACAGAATTGGCAAGTGGTTGCTGTTTGCCGAGAATTACGAATCTGAAACCGTTGCGTTTGTCACATCCCTTGACGCTGGTGTCATTGTCCGCCCTGGTCAGGTCATCGAGATTGCCGATCCCATGCGCGCTGGATCCCGGCGTGGTGGACGCATCAGATCTGCAACGACAACAATCATCACAGTTGACGACGCCACATTCCTGACCACGGCCAACTCGCCAACATTGTCCGTCATTTTGAGTGATGGATCTGTTCAAACACGAGCGGTTACAAACATCGCCGGCAATGCCATCACGGTTGGCAGTGCATTTACTTCTGCACCACTTACCAATAGCATCTGGGTTTTTGAATCCACCGATCTACAGACCAGCACCTGGCGCGTACTTGGTGTAGCAGAACAGGAGCAAAGCCAGTATGCCATTACGGCAATTGCCTATAACGCCACCAAATACGCCAACATTGAAGACGGCACACCGCTTCAATTTAGGGATACTACCAACCTTAACGAAATACCCGACGCCCCCACGGATCTATCGTTCAATGAAGTTCTTTACACGAATCAAGCTGAGGTACGCTCAAAAATTATTGTCACCTGGAAGCCCGTTGTTGGCGTCAATCAATACGAAGTTCGCTGGCGCAAAGATTTAGACAACTGGACAATAAGCAAGCAACCATCTCTTGACTTTGAACTTCTTAACATAACGCCGGGTCTGTTTGACTTTAAGATTTACAGTCTTAATGCAGGCGGCAAACCGTCAACAACAGCACTCACGGGATCTATTGCCGCACTAGGCAAAACCGCACCGCCCAGTAATATCACAACATTCAGCGCCACGCTGGATCCTGATGTCGGGGTCACACTGAACTGGGAGCCCATTACAGACCTCGACCTCCAAGGTTACGAAATCTGGCAAGGCGAATCATGGGATAACGGCATCAAGCTTGGTCTATTTGCTGCCACCAGCAAAAAACTTGGATTGGTTGCACCTGGAACAACAACATGGTGGATCAAGGCCCTTGACACCAGCGGCGTCTATAGCGAAACAGCAATTAGTGCATCACTCACAATTGTTGGCGCACCAGCACCGCGTGTTAACGGGCAGTTTGCCGGAGAGAATTTTATTCTGTCTTGGGATGCTGTAACCGGTGATTTAGCAACTGCTATTTACGATATCCGTTACGGAACAACTTCCGACACTTACGCAACAGCAATACTTTTGGGCACCGTTAAAGCAACCACATTCACCACCAAATGGGATCCCAGTGGAGCACCGTTTGCCGGTACACGTCGGTTTTTTGTTGCGGCAGTTGATCTTAATGGAACATACGGAACTAGCAATTATGTTGACGCCGTTGTTATACCACCAACCCAGCCACAAATCGGCCAACAGGTTATTGACAACAATGTATTGCTGCAATGGAACGACTGCACCCGGACATTGCCAATCAGTGTTTACGAACTGCGCAAGGGTGCAACCTGGGCAGGTGCCACGGTAATTGGCACCAAGCAAGGCAAGTTCACGACCGTGTTTGAAACCGCATCAGGCACCTACACCTACTGGTTGGCAGGCATCGATTCTGCTGGCAATTACGGAACACCAGGCAGCATCTCCGCCCAAGTCAACCAACCGCCTGATTACATACTCAAACTGGATCAGAACAGTACCTTCAGCGGCACAAAAACAAATCTTGCAACTGAAAGCGGCAAGCTATATGCCACCGTCAATACTACCGAGACGTGGCAATCACACTTCACTAGTCGTAGCTGGACCACACCACAAGATCAAATCACAGCAGGTTATGCCTACTACGCAATGCCAACCGAAAGCACAGGACAATACACAGAAACGATCGACTATGGCACACTGCTAGCGGGCACCAGGGTCAGCACCACAATGACATCAAACAACATTGTTGGTTCTGTTGCAGTCACTCCAGCAATCAGCGTTAAGAAATTTGTTGGTGATGCCTGGACTGTTTACGCAGGTGTTAGCTCAGTATTTGTTACAGACTTTCAATTTGTCCGCATTCAATATGATTTTGTAAGTACGGGTAACAACGACATTTTGGAAATTACCAACATCAACACCAAGTTGGACGCCAAGCTGCGTACCGACTCGGGCAGTGGTACTGCCAACTCAGGCGATAGCGGCGGCACGACCGTAACCTTCAACATCCCATTTATCGACGTTGACAGCATCAGCGTGACAGCCGCTGGCACCAGTGCTGTCATTGCAATCTATGATTTTGTTGACGTACCCAATCCGACCACGTTCAAAGTGCTTCTCTACAACACATCAGGTAGTAGAGTAAGCGGAGGATTTAGCTGGAGCGCACGAGGCGTTTAAATGGCTGACTGGTCCCTGCCAACGCTTAGCAGCACCTACACCAATTTTTTGGCTGAGGTCAAAAGCCGCGACACCGACTTGGCGTTGCAGTTTGATGGCACGACCAGCACCAACATCCCAACGGGTGCAATTCGCTGGACCGGTGCATCCAACACGTGGCAAAAGTGGACGGGCAGCGCCTGGGGCGCACTGTCAAGCACGTTTGCGTTCCCAGCAATTTCAGTCACCGGCACCGCCGCCGCCCAATACTTTTCCGTCAATGCCACAGGTACGGCTGGCAGCGTTGCCAACGGGATCTTTTCGCCAGCAAGCAACACGCTGGGGTTAACGACCAACTCAACATCACGGATTCACATCGGCAGCTCGGGCGATGTGGGAATTGGAACAACGTCCCCTGGCTATCGGCTCGACGTTCAAGGTGGCAATGCAAGAGTATTTGCTGGCGGCGCTGGCACATCAATCGAGGTTGGCGTTGGAACAAGCGGCAACCAATACGCTAACCTTGATTTAGTTGGTGATACAACCTACACGGATTATGGTCTACGGCTAATTCGAGATAACGGTGGGGCCAATAGTACTGCCAGCATCAGGCATCGCGGTACCGGTGCTTTTGTAGTTGCGGCTGAAGAGGCAGCGCGAATCACGTTTGCAACCAGCAACCTCGACCGGATGACGGTCGGAGCAGACGGCAATGTGGGCCTTGGTACGACCGCCCCAGCTACAAGTCTGGATGTCCGTTTTCCCTCCGCAAGTGGAACCACTGGCAACATACGCATCGCCCCATCCACAGCAGGGCAAGCCCGCTACCACCTCTATAACAATGGAGCAACTGCCGAATGGTTGCTTGGTCAAAAAACAAGCACTGACCATGCTTTTAAACTATCTAAATCTGTTGCTGGAACCGAAGTTGATTACATTACTGTTGACACTATAGGCCGCGTAGGCATTAGTACCATTACTCCCGGCTATCAACTTGACGTTCAAGGAGGTGGCGCACGAATTCTTAATCAAGGTGGTAGCTCCACCATTGAATTAGGCCAAGGGACAACAACCAGCCAATACGCCTTTGTCGATTTAGTTGGTGACACAACCTATACAGATTATGGGTTGAGAGTTATGCGGGGTGATTCGGGCGCCAACACATCGTCGTTCGTAACTCACCGTGGGACAGGTGATTTATTGTTGCAAACAGAAGATGCCGCCGCAATCTCTCTCCGCACTGCGAATACTGAGCGGTTCAGAATCGGGAGCGATGGAGCGCAATCATCTGTCATCCCAAGCGGTTCTACCCTTTATCCGCAGTTTGGCTGTCGGGCATGGGTAAATTTCAATGGCACTTTCGCATCAAGTCCATTTACCATTGCAAATGGTGGCATTCGCGGAGCCGGAAACGTAAGTAGCGTTACCGATAACGGCACTGGGGATTACACTGTAAACTTTACAACTGCAATGCCGGATGCAAATTATGCAACAACAGCTTCCTTGGAGCAAGATGGAAGGGATAACTGGTGTACAATTAGTACTTTAACAACCACTTCATTTAAGGTGTACTCGAAAGATATTTCATTCAATTTTGAAGACTCGCCTACTGTCTGCGCATCTGTATTCCGCTAACTCATCATGACAAACGCAATTATCTACCCCCAAGACAACGGCACCATCGCCATTGTCATCCCAACTGGTGAACTTCCTATCGAGGACGTTGCCCAAAAGGACGTTCCCGCAGGCATCCCCTACCTGCTGATCGATGCTGCGGACATCCCAGCGGATCGGACATTCCGTGGCGCCTGGGAAGCTGACTTCAGCAACCCTGACGGTCACGGCATCGGTGCTGATGCTTACTTTGCTGCCCTAGAGGCCGACCAATGATCACCATCAACATGGACAAGGCCAAGACCATCGGCCATCAACTGCGCCGCGCTCAACGGGAGGTTGAGTTTGCACCGCTTGACGCGATCATCAGCAAGCAGATTCCTGGTGCTGACGCTGCTAAAGCTGAAGAGACGCGCCAGGCCATCCGTAACAAGTACGCACTTGTGCAAGATGCCATTGATGATGCCGACACTGCGGATAAAATCAAGGTAGCCCTTGACATCTAAAACTAGACTGTCATTACGCAAGGAGTCTTATGGCTAACCGCAGAATCACGGATCTTACGGCACTGACAGCACCAGCGACTGGTGACCTGTTGCCAATTGTTGACATCAGTGAGGCCGCAGCAGCCGATAAAAACAAGAAGATCACCTATGGCGAACTACTTGCCAGTGCGCCAGCCGGTTCAGCAGCCGCGCCAAGCTTTAGTTTTGATTCAGACCCAAATTCAGGGCTGTATTTGGCAGGTGCTGACCAAGTAGCTATTAGCACTGGTGGCACGGGACGTTTGTTTATTACTCCGGCAGGTAATGTAGGAATTGGCAATAGCAGCCCTAGTTACACGCTAGATGTTAATGGACAAATTAGAGGTGTTGGCAGCGCCTCTGCGCTACGTGCTTCAAATGGCTCAGGTAGTGGACAAACAAGTATTGGTTTAATCAGAGAAGGTGCTCCTACTGATCAAAAAACATGGGAAATTTTCACCGGGTCAAGCGGAGAATTTTTAATTCGCACAATTAGCGATTCATACGCGAGCGGTCAAGACGTTTTTGTTGTTTACCGTGGATCAGGCGTCGGCGTTGATAATGTTAGGCTGCACACCAACGGATCTGAACGCCTACGCATCGACAGCTCCGGCCGCGTAGGGATTGGGACTAGTAGTCCTAACTACACACTAGATCTTAACAGTGGAGGAGTAACTCCCGCACAGATTAGTACAACAGCAAACTGGAATTTCCCCGGTTTTATATTGCGGCGCAACGCTTCAAATGTAACAACAGCAAAAATGCTGAGCATGATGCTGCAAGGTGATACTGATAGTGACACTACTCTTACCAACCACCTTAATATCTGGGGCACTTATAGCGCAGCTCCAACTACCGGTTCAACAACTGCTGGACTTAGCGGTGTCATGAACCTTGGAGCGCCGTCTGGTATTGCGCTGCATGTTAATAACTCTGAACGCCTACGCATCAACTCCAGTGGCGTACTGTTACTAGGGACGTCTAGTGGCAGGGCTTCAAGGCTTAACACTATCAGTTTTAGCTCTGTTCTCCAAATTGAATCAAACACTGAAGCCGCTCAGTCTGTAACAAGATGGTCGGCGAGTAATGACAGCGGTAGACTACACATCCAGAAAGGTCGTGGAACTATTGCGGCTCCTACGATAGTCTTAGATAATGATTTCCTAGGCGAACTTAGTTTTAGCGGCTACGACGGCGCAAATATGTCAAATGGCGCCCGCATCAGCGCCCAAGTAGACGGCACTCCGGGCACTGACGACATGCCAGGCCGCCTGGTGTTCTCCACCACTGCTGATGGTGCTTCAAGTCCTACTGAGCGGATGAGGATTAAGTCCACTGGCATCATCAACTTCTCCAACGCCCCCACCTACGCCGACAACACCGCTGCCACCGCTGGCGGACTTGCTGTTGGCGATGTCTATAGGACTTCCACAGGTCAGCTAATGATCCGTTATTGATCAGTGCGTAGCCAACCAGTTGCGCCCACACCTACACTGCACAAAACACTTCAAGCCATGGCCAAAGCTACTAAAACCACTGCAACACCAACGACTGCAATCACCTGGGCTATTGCTCAATTGGAACGTCAGACCGCTGACGGCTTTGTTTTTCACGCTCACTGGACAACTAATGCGCGTGATGGTTCCTATTCAGCAGCAGCCTATGGCTCAATCGGTTTGGAGCGTCCCGAGAACCTGATACCTTTCGCAGACCTCACCGAAAGCTTAGTGGTCGGTTGGGTAAAAGATACCCTCGGTAAAGAAAAAGTCGAGCAGGTGGAAGCCGCCTTACAGGAACAAATTGACCAGAAACGCACTCCCACCCAAGCCGCTGGCGTCCCCTGGTAAGCCATGGCAGTACGTGCAAAGGCTGGTGCGTCACACATCATCCACCAGCCTGGTCGGCCAAAGCTGACCAACCAAGGCCAAGGCAAACGATCACGTCCCAACCATGGCCGAAAAAAGCGCCGTGGCCAAGGCAAAGGCTAGACTGTCACCATGGCAGTAACTCCTGGCACATATAACATCAGCCTGCAACGCCGGGCGGATTACAGCGTCACGCTTCAGTTCAAGGACAGCACTGGTGCAGCCATCAACCTGACCGGTTGGACGGTTGCTGCCCAAGCGTGGAATCAGGATCGCACAACAAAATACGCTGACTTTACCGTTACCTATACCAACCGCAGTACAGGAACCATTGCCATTGCATTAACAAGTGTTCAAACAACGACCTTATCCAACGAAGCATATTACGACGTATTGCTTACAAACGGTAGCGGCCTCAAAGAGTATTACCTTGAAGGCATTATCTATGTATCAGAAGGTTACACAGCATGACAACAGTTAACGTCACTTCTGTAACCAATACGGTAACCGTAACTGAAAACGGCACTAGCGCCGTTGTGACGGTTCCCGTCACCTCAACCGTAACTGCAACGAGTGTTGGACCTCAAGGTCCAAAAGGGGATGTAGGTGCAGCTTACGATTTCGTTCAGTCCAGCTCGTCAGCTACCTGGACCATTAACCACAATCTTGGTTACAAACCCGGCGTTGACGTCTACGACAGTGGTAGTCAGCAGATTCAAGCTGAGGTGTCACATACAAGCATCAACCAAACAGTTATCCTATTAACAGTATCCACCGCTGGTTTTGCGAGGTTGACCTGACATGGCCAAGAAGATTTTTACCGACTTTGACTTCCAGTCGGTTTCTAAAGTCATCAACCTGCCAAGTCCGTCGAGCAGCGGCGACGGGGTGCCGAAATCCTACGTTGACAGCCTTGTCGAGGGCCTAGCGTGGAAAGATTCCTGTCGCGTGGCAACGCAATCCAACCTAAACCTTGCCAGTCCTGGTGCCACGATTGATGGCATCACAATGGCCAGTCAAGATCGGGTACTGGTGCGAGCGCAATCCACCGCATCAGAAAACGGTATCTATGTATGGAACGGTGCTAGCACCGCCATGACCCGTTCGCTCGATGCCAGCACCTTCGCCGAACTGGAACAGGCGGTTACCACTGTTGAAGAAGGGACCAGTGCAGCGGCCACCTACCGTCAAGATCAAGTCAACGGAACCATTGGCTCCAGCACTATCAGCTGGGTTAGCTTCGGCACGTCGGCCCCGGCGGCCAGTGAAAGCACGGCTGGCATTGCTGAGCTGGCAACGCAAGCCGAAACGGATGCTGGCACTGACGATCTCCGTATTGTCACCCCGCTAAAACTAGCCACGTGGTCTGGCCGCATTAAAAAGTACTCGGTCAGCATTGGTGATGGTAGCGCCACCAGCTACACAGTTACCCACAACTTGGCTAGCCGTGATGTGCATGTAACTATTTACAACTCCAGCACATACGACGAAGTATTTACCGATGTGACGCATACCACTACCAACACACTGACCCTTGTGTTTGCAACAGCTCCTGCCTCTAATGCTTATCGCGTGGTGGTAGTTGGATAATGAGTAACACGTTTTTAACAGCAATCCAACTACCAGCGGGTACTGCATCAAATGCACCGCTAAACCTGCAATCAGGCACAAGCCTGACAAGTGCAGCAGCTGGAGCAATAGAGTACGACGGTACAACTATTTTCACAACTACAAATGCGACATCTGGTAGAAGTGTTTCCCCTTCCACGTTACTTTACCGATTAAATAGTGACAAGGTAGGGACTAACACATCTGCCACACAATCATTGTTTGGCGTTGGGCTTTCGCTTCCAGCTAGCACGGTATATGTTTTTGAGTCTGGATTTACTTTGCAAAAAACCGCAGGCACAACTAGCCACACTATTGACATCTCATTTGCAGTTACTGCAGCGCTAAATAATATCAGATACCAAGGAATTGTCAGCACATATTTAACCCCCTCGACGACAGGCTTAAGTACAAGCACAAGTAACTTTTGGAGCACAAGTGTTGGCGCTTTGACAATTACCGCCGCAACCACCACACTTGGAGTATTGCATTCGGTCACGTTAAAAGGCACATTCTCAACCAATAACGCTACAACGCTGACGCCTTCCTACTCTGGCAGTAGCGCTCCGGGTGGTGCCTACAGCACAAAAATTGGCTCGTACTTCTCGCTTTGGCCTATCGGCGCCGCTGGCGCCAACACCTCCGTCGGATCCTGGGCATAGACTTTGTTAAAATGTGGGCACCTAACCGCCTGCCGTGTCAACCCCTGAACCACAACCAGGGTTTTGGCGTGGCGTTCGTCAGGAAGCTTTGGCTGGCATTGTTGTCCTTGCAGTTGGCAGCGCTGGCGCTGGCATCTTCTACCTCTGCTACACCGTCCCAACCAAGCTGGATGACGTGCTGAGCAACCAGCAGTTGATCCAAAAAAAGCTTGGTGACGTTGAAGACAAAGTGCTCGACCATGACGTGCGTATTATCAAGCTGGAACTAGCCCGCTAAGCGTGACGGAACGTCTAATCATCCATAGCACTGACATCGGCCAGGGCTTTACCATCGACCAACTTGAAAACGAGCGTGGCGAACTATACTACCGCGTTTGCAAGGGCAGTTTTTGCCGGTATTGCGAGGACGAATACTTCACCCGTATGTACGCCGCCGAAATGGGCTGGAGCCCTACTGACTGAGCCAGTACAAAATTGCATCCTCTAGATGCGGCTCCCAAAAATGCTGTGTGCGAAACCATTCTTTCCATTCGTTGGAACTTTTGCGCACATTACAATTAAAACAAGCTGCAACTAAGTTGGATGTTGAAGTTTCTCCACCTTTGGATTTTGGGCGCACGTGATCAAGAGTTCCAGACTTACCTAGATGTTCTCGACAATATGCGCACTTATAGTCCCATCCCTTCAGTATTTGATCTCGAAACCTAGCCTTAGCCTGGCGTTTACTTACAAAGCCGAGTTCCTCGTCGATGTAGTCCACGCGAGGTCGAAGCTACCCAAACGGTAGCCCAAAAAACACGGTACCGCTGGACAACCCCGATACCAGTTGTAGACTTACACAAGTTAGCTCTATATCCATGGACATCCTTCACAACGCCGGTTTCTGGGTCGTGATTGCCGCAGCATCCGAGTTGATCGCGCTAAACCCCAAACTCAAAGCAAACAGCATCATCCAACTGACATTCCAGATCCTGAACCTTCTGCGTCCCAGGAAACGTGGCTAATCCCAACGCCATCAGGCTGCTGGATCTAGTGCGGTTTTACCGTAGCTTGCCGTACCAGATGGCGGCTATCTCCGAACTGGAGGAGGCCATCAACAAAGCCAACCCCCACATCCTGGGGCGCGACCAAGCCTGGTTCAAAACCTGGAGCCAGGCCAAAAAGCAAGTCGAAATCAACAACGACTGGAACGGCATCGTCACAGCTGCCCGCATTGCCGGTGCCAAGTATCCCGAACTGGTAGCCGCCCAATGGACTCTGGAATCAGCCCAAGGCAAAATTGTCTCAGGCCGTAACAACTTCTTTGGTCTCAAGGGCGATGGTACCTTGACCACTACTCAGGAATTTGTAAACGGTAACTGGATCACAATTCGTGACAACTTTCTAGATTTTCCCGATATTCAGACAGCCGTTTGCTATTTGGTAACTCGCTGGTACAAGGACTACAAAACCTGGAAAGGCTGTAACAACGGCCAAACCCGAGCTGAAGCAGCTAAGTGGCTACAGAAAGACGGATACGCCACCGACCCCGAGTACGCCAACCGCCTAATCCAACTGATGGATGAACACCAGCCCGCTGACACAAAGGAACACCTGCTAAAGGTGACCTACGAATACCAACTGGACAACAAGTCTGGTACAGGTTACCGCGAGTGCTTCAGTTCCAGCTGCGCGATGGTGGCCCGCTACTGGGGCAAGATCGGCAATGACGACAGCTACAACCTCGTCCGCAAAAAATACGGTGATACCACCGATGTCCACGCCCAAGTCGCAGCCCTCAAGGAACTGGGACTACGGGCCACCTTCATCATGAATGGAACTGCTGCTGACCTGGAAGGCGAAATAAACATGGGCTACCCAACCCCCGTTGGTTGGCTCCACCGTGGCAGCGTCACCAAACCCACAGGCGGCGGCCACTGGAGCGTGGTGATCGGCTACACCCCAACCCACTTTGTGTTGAATGACCCGAATGGGGAGGCCAACCTTGTTGCAGGCGGTTACGTCAGTAACAAAGGCGGCGCTGGAGTGGCCTATTCTCGTAAGAATTGGCTACCTCGCTGGCTCGTTGACGGGCCCGAGTCTGGCTGGTTCCTGCGCGTTAGGCCCGTATGAATCTGATTGAGCAAACCCTAGAAGCTAAGCTCAGTGAACGCAGTACAGCCGACATGTTGAAAAAGCGCTACGACGAAAAGGACTGGAACGGCCTTCTCGAAGCAGCGCTTTTGTTGAATACGCTCCATCACATGGAACGTGCCAAGTCAGCCTGGGCTATCCGCGAAGCAGCTAGTAACCTGGGTGCCAACAACGGCATGGACCGCGACTCTGCCTAGACCGCAAAAATATCCTTGTACTGTTGAGCAAGTCCGGTGTACAAACTGTGCATGGGGTGCGTTTCGTTCGTTCGCCCATCCAACTTGTACAACCATTCCAAGTATTCCTGGCGATCATCTTCGATCACCACTTTCTGCCAAGGCTGTAGTTCAGGCATTGCGTTGAGTACGACGACGTTGGGGTGTGGGGCGGCCATAGTTTTCTGACCGCACCAGGGAAGTGCATTTGGCAGCCAAGGGCGGGATTTCCACTAGACAGCCGACATGCTGCAATTTAGCTGCTTCGATGGCTTCTGGAATTGTGCGCCCCTTAAAGATGTCCCTAAGGGCCCCACGACCTGGCAACCAAACCAGCAGCTCAAAGTAATCGTCAGCCATTGGACACCCTGATAAACACGCTGCACTCACCAGCAAAAAACAGATTCTCCACTGGTTCAGGAAAACCAATGGAGCATTTGTTGCCTACCCATAAAGCACACGATGCACAGGAATGGGCAGCTGCAGACTTGCGCCTGGGAATTTCAGGAAACAGTTTTCTGTGACCAACCCCAAACCAGATCTGCTCGACAGTGTGGCGCGATATGCCATGCCGTTGAGCAGTTACCTTGGGGCTATCTGGCGATAGCAGAATGTCGCGGACAGCTTCAGGAGAAACTTTCGTCATAGTTTGTCACTCTGCTGCCCGGCCAATGGACGTCCAACTCCTGGGGTAGTCGGACTCCTCAATAGCATGGATAGCAACAGGAGCACCATTCCAGTCAGCAGCAATTCGCGCCGCTTCAACCGCCCTTTCGTAGGTAAGCCACGACCCCGCATCATCCCTGGAATAGGTAAGGCTAATAATCCGCGTATTCGGCTGACAGGCCGCAATGTACTTGTCATCACAGACAACGATGTACCGGGTCACAGATCAGGCTCCGGTTTCGGCTTGCTTGGGACGCATCCTTCCTTGTACCCGCCTCTTCACCGAGTCCGCCCATGCTGCATGATCCGCCGCCTCCGCAGCCCTGTACTCCGACCCTGGAACAGCCTTTTCCAATGCGGCATAAACCATATCCCGCAAGTACGCCGTTACCCGCTTGCCTTCCCGAACAGCCAGCTGCTCCACCAACTCGTAACGATTCCTATCCAACAACAGCTGGCAATAAAACTTCTGTCCGTGCTTAAGCGGCATAACCTGCAGTCTACTCTGCTACATAGTATCACAATGTACCACACTAGCCGCCCCACCTGACATCCTGATCCACCTTTTTCCGCCACGCCCCAAGCTGCGCCTTCCGACTGGTGCTCCGAGTCTTGGCACATCCCTTGCGTATATCCCTAGCCCACGCCAAAAAACCGGCCATACGCTGGAGATCCGCAGTTTTAGCCTGCCGAATCTCCTCATACAGCCAGTCGAGGATAATTTGCCTTCCCGTCCGCGCTGGACTCACGGGTCTTGGTTTGAGACTGTCATGATTTTGACGATGGTGTCCTGTGGAAAACGTGCCAAGGCCAGTTGCCTGGCATGGAACGCATCCTCTGCCTCGACCGTGTAGGCATGTATCACTCCCTGCTTGGGACGGAGTAGTACCTGGTAATACGTCATTTCGCTTGGTCCCATGAATCTCCGATTTTGGCCTCCGCCAGGGGTGGAACGGCATCAAGCCACTCTGCCTCAGCATCCTGCATGATGGCGGCCAGCTGCTCGGCCCAGTGCTCGGCATGATCCTCCCGCACCAACAAGATCACCTCGTCATGCACCACGCCAGCTAGACGCACGATGTCTTCCCCGTCTGCGTGGAGTGGCTCCCACAGTTTGCCAAGGGTCCGTTTGAGAACAGCTGCGCCAGCACCCTGGATCGGTGTGTTGCAGCGCGTGGTGAGCTTGTTGTTCTCGCCAGGAAGAAACCGCCGGAACCCCGAGCGGCGAATGTAGATGGGTGCAAGGCCCGAAGACGCATCAGCAGCCCGAGCATTCTCCCGCTGCCACCTGCTGATCCCCTTGTAAGCAGCGTGGAACTTTTCCCGAATCTCCGCAGCCTCAGCCAAATCCATTTGGATTCCCATCGCGGCAGCGTAATTCCGCAATCCTTTAGCTCCCGACCCATACAGCAAACCAAAGTTTGCCGACTTAGCAATTTGTCGCTGGTCCTTGGTGACATCTGCCTCTTCAACGCCATAGATCTGCATCGCCGTCAGTGTGTGCAAGTCCGTCCCTTCCTGGAACGCCTGGATCATCAGCGCATCGTTGGCCTCGGCTGCAGCCAGCCTCAGCTCCATCTGCGCGTAGTCCGCAACCACCAGTTTGAATCCCTCTGGCGCCTGAACGCAGGCCCGAAACCTTACGTCTCTTGGTATTTGCTGGAGGTTGGGCGACATGCAGGACATACGGCCCGTATCAGCGCCAAGTTGCATGTAACTGGCCTTGATAAAGCCATCATCTGTAACATTTTTAAACAAAGTTTCAGCCATCTGGCGCCGCTTCTCCAGTCGCTTCCACTTCAAGTACTCCGCAATAACCGGGTGGTTTCCGATGTACTCCTGAAGCGCCAACTTGCTGGAACTCGGCTTACCAGATTTCTGATCAATCGGTGGCTCACCCAACAACGCAGTGAACTTCTTCAACAACTGAACTGGACTATTTAAGTTGAAAAACTCTTTAGTGCCAGCACGTTCGGCATCCTCTTTTTTATAGAGGATAGTGTTGTGTTCAGGATCCCTGGGTAACTTGTGATCGTCAGGTAAAGCAGCATCAAAGTTAGCGATAAAAGCTTCTCCAGCCTCAAAGTGGTCATCATCAAGATCGTCGATAAGTTTGTCGAGCAGTTGCTTGTTAAAGGGAAGGCCCGTTCGGTTTAGTAGGGCCATGGACCGGAGTGCCCGACACTCCAGATCCCAAGCCCTATGCAGGTTACCCTCAGCCATCCGCTGGTTGATAGGACCATCCAGCTGGATCAACAACTCGGCATCGTAGGCGGCATAGTCCAGTTGCTCAGCGGTTAAATCGCCAGACCAGTCGCTCTTCTGCTGCTCCTTGGAAACGTCCAGCTTCAAGTATCGCTTGACCACATGGGCCAAGCCATGCTTGAGGTTGGGCATCCCGTTGGTCAAGATGCGACTAGCCAGCATGGTGCAGCGAATGGTACCTACGGGGTGGATACCATGCACCTGAAGCCATCCGATGTCAAACGCAGCATTGTGCGCCAGCCAAAACCGCTGTTGGTTGAACAGATCCAGCAACACATTCCAGCCATCGTCATCTAAATCCCAGCAATCAACAATCACCGGTGTCCTATCAAGTGCTGCAAACTGCAGCAACCGTAGACCCCCAGGTGTGGGCTGAAGGCCAGTGGTTTCACAGTCAAATGCAATCGTGGTTGCATTCTGCATCGAGGCAACATGCTCGATGCCCATTAAGTAGTTCATGGATCAGGAGTGCATTGCTTGGTGTTGAGCCCATGCACCACTGTGCATCTCAGCCATGGTGACACCAGGCTCTTCCGCGTACTGGGGCGTAGGATCGTATTCAATGTCGTCGATAGCTGCCTGGAGCAGCGGGAGCATTTCATCCTCCAGCAACATCAAAAGGCTGGGAGGCATGTGGGCATCCATCATGTGACGGCTGGCGTCACGCTTGACAATCACCTCCAGCTTGCACTGGAACTCTGCAATAAGCTTGGAGGCTTGGTCAAAGTCATTGATCATGGTGTGGCCTGTGTGGGGCGAACTCGATTACTGTACTACATGGGCAAGGGCACCGTGGCTCATGGTGCAATGGAGTTGCAGTAGTCAGCCTTAACGCTATCCAGCTCAGACTCCAAGCAGAGTCGCATCTGGGCATGAAGGGTCGGCGACTCCAGATGGTCCCACTGAACTCGAACGTAAGGAGTTTTTCTGCCTGTGCGGGTGGTTTGATACACGTAACCGAGAACAGTTCCCAAGCGTTGTGTACGGTACTGGGCAATCCGGTCGTTAGTTGCTTTGTTGTTGACTTGGATGTAGCTTGCCTTAGGTTTTTCGGCAACCCGATCACCTTCACAAAACTTGACAACCGGAACTGATTTAGACATGGGTCCACGCTTTGCGATTGATGATTCTAGAAATAACAGTCGGGCTGACCCCGAATATCTTTACAAGTTCTACTTGTTTTGTTCCTTTTTGATACATATATCTAAGCCTTATTACATCAGCTTCAGTTAGTACTGATTGATGATTTTCAGATCCAATTTGCTTGGGACCTGTTTTAGACCCTACCTTTGGACCTGGCTTAAACACTGCATATGTTTCTCTTGTTGTGTAGCGTGCTGTGCAGTCTAAACACCTACAGTAACGCAATGTTACTGTTGAATGTTTGTAATCAGTGCATGTAACACGGGTGTTACGACTGTTGCATGTGCGACATCTCATTGCCCCTCCAGTTCGGCGGCGATGGCGAGGAGTTTTAGGTGATCTTGCACACACTCCATCATTGGCGCAGCAGCTCGCAGGGCGGCGGCCATCCCGGCCTTGTGGCAAAACTTGTAGTACTTGCCATTGTCTTCTTCGTCGGGCGTCCAGGACAAATCCCTGTAGGCGCAGAGCACTGCCTGCGCGGCGGGGGAGAGGTTAGTCATTGGGCAACGCCTCCAGTGCGCGACGGATGGAATCGAAGTCGCTCGGGCAGGGCGTGGCCCCGTGCTCGATGTCTGCCAAGCAGTTCAGCGCCTGCTCCTTCAAGCTCGGCGGCTTGGGGCGGCGGGCAACGCGGAGCTTGTCGGCTGTTTCGATGTCCGTCCAATCACGAACAAACCATTCACAACACGCCTCCAGCTCCTGGTCGGCGCCCCAGCGGGCGGCTTGGGTGGCGAGTATCTGAGCAGCATCACTGCGAGATTTACCATGGCCGTCCCACAGCTGCACCAACTCAGGCGGTGGGGTGATTGGATGTTGGTTAGTCATTTGCTATTTGCGAATTGCGTAGTGTTTACTGATCAGTGTTTAAACGGTTAGCAACAAGTTGGGCGTAACCAGCAATGTCATGCCACGAGTCTGCATAGTCTGGATCACCATTTAGGATCCGCCCAATCTTGTGGCAGATCATATCCAGTGCTTCCTGCTGATCAAACTCCAGCTTTTTACCGCGTGTTATTGCATACTGAGCAATAATGCCTTTTAGCTCACACGTAATTTCTGCGTGGCCCATGAAATCACCGTAACGTGATCCACGTTCATCAAGTGTTGCCTGAATGTCGTTCATGTTTTGGAAGCGGTAACGGTTGGGTCGTTGTTGTAGTGGCCAGTAACTGAATAATCTTGAGCTGGAGTCTGCGACATGCGATGGAATACAATCTGCCCAATACGCATCCCAGGCCAAATAGCAACAGGGTGCATAGAACGTGCATTTTGTAACTCCAACGTAAGTTTCGATCCCCTCCAGCCAGGATCACAATAACCAGCCATCAAGTGCTCAATGCCTGATCTTGCCCTGGAACTCTTAAGTGCAAACTGCCCTGCGATATTTGTAGGCAGGTAGAACGTTTCTTCCGTACAAGCCAACACAAATTCGTGAGGCTGTAAGTAGAAAGGTTCCGACTCAGTGTGACCACCGATGTCAATCGGGATCATGGCGGGCCATTCAGCCACCTCAACCAGTAAGTCGCAACCAAGTCTCACATCGAGACTGGCCGGATTGACAAGGGCTGGATCGTAGGGAGTCACAAGGCCCTGCTCACACAGGGCCCGGATCTCTGTATCACAGAGAATCATGCGGCAACCGACTGGAGTTGAACGTGGTTCCAGGTCTTGCCGTACTTGATGGCATTGATGGTGGTCACATGCACCTTGTAATCCCGGCAGATGATCGCAGCCCGCTCACCAGCAGCAAGCCGCCGCTTGATCTCCAGCACCTTGCTTTCAGTCAGCAGTGCCCTTGCATGGCGCTTGGACTTACGAGTCTTAACTTGAGACTGAACTGGAGCTTTTTCTTGGGGCGTCAGTACAGAAGGCGTGATCGCTGTCTCGTCCATGTGAACAGTCTGGGCACCACCAATAATGAAAGTGATGTTGTCCATGGCAGCAGCAATCTCAGTCACATAAGACGTGAGTTGATGTGTTTCGCGGTCAGAAAGAAGAGTGATCATGTCAAAAAAGTTGGTTGGTACGTTGACGAGAAGCAGCTATGGGCTGTTCTTCTCGATCTGGATCGCAGACTGGAAGTAGCTCGCCACCTTCATACGGTAGAAAATTTGCCCAGCCTCCTTGGACTGGCGATCATCGAGATTGGCATAATCATGTCGAGCATCATTCAGCGCGGTAAGTGTTTCGATGTTTAGCGTCTCCAGATCCACATCAGAGATGTCTTTGATGTCTTCCAGTGAAAAAGTCTTGCCAAGCAAGAACGATCTGAAGAATGGAGCGTTAGTTGGCGTTTGGGTCATTGAAACTTGGATCCTGGGCTTTGAGGTCTAACAGAGTGGAGCTTGGAAGGCTGAGGATTTCGTGGATCACAAGCCGGGCCAGCTTCTGGCTATCCACAGTATCAGCAAGTTCGAGCTTGGCAATGATCTTGTGGAAAAGCTGGGTAAGGGTTGTAGGTCTGACCCAGCTTGTGTCGGATGGAATCGGCTCGGTGCCGTATTCCCAGTCGTCGTAGTCGTCAGAGTTCCGAAGGTTTCTGGCGTTAGACGTCCCAATCCGACGTGTCCACCAGCTCCCAGTTGTCGATGCGTTCTGCGAACAGTTGTTTGAGTCCATCGTCAGTTGCTGGAATCAGCTCCTCACCAGAAAAGTAGAAGGAGCCTCGGCACAGGGCAGGACAATACTCCTCTGGGTCATCGTGGCTCTGAGGGTTAGCAATGGCCGCGTCCTCGACAATAGCCTGCACCACGCAGAGATCGTCATCGGTAAACGTAACGTCGTAGATCTCAAGGATGTCGAGGTTCATTTGGCAAGTTCCTTGGTGGTGTTGGTGGATCCCAGGCTGTCCATGTAAACGTCCCAGGACATCTTCAGGAACTGCTCAAGCTCCTGTAGGTGCTGGAGGCTGTGACGGTCATAGCTGCAGTTAAGGCCGAGCTGCTCCAGGTCATTGATGCGCTGCTGGAACACCAGAGCGGAGTAGCGAACAGCAAAGTACCAGGGGCTGAGGTTTTCGTTGGCCAATTCAGTGTGGGTAAGCATGTTATGTAGTAGAGGATTGAGGCAGGAAGCTTCCGCCTCCTGCACAGTAGTGTTACACAACACCAGCGACCTGGCAAGTGTGCCAGTTGCAAAAGTACACAATCCCAAGCATGATCGCTGAAAAGGTTTGCAGCGCAGGCATTCTCAGCGATTCAATGAGCAACTTAAGAAGTTTTAAGTTGTGGGCACCCCTAGCTGCTCTGGGGTGTAGGCGGTAAGGACGCAGACATCCGCACCCATCCGCAGGGCCTGCCCCACGGTGTAGTGAAAGATGTGCTCCACCTCATCGCACTCGTCGATCTGGAACTGATCCACCTCGACAGGCCGCCCAGCCCGGTACCAGGTCAACCGCACGATGGAATGGATCTCGTCCGGCAGTGGTCCGGTGGTAAACCCCAGCGTGGGGCGCCGGGGCGATTTGGGCTGGGGCTTACGGGCCATGGGGAAAAGTAGCCACGCGGCTACACGCATCAGACCAAGGTAGAAGTTCGGCATCTTCATGACCAGAAGCTCCGAGCGTCTTCGATCAGGGTGTCGATCTCAGCTTTGGAACGTTCTGTCTCTTGGGGGGTTACAGAATTCGTGTCCCAGCACTCGGAATCCGCATCAACACTGGGAAGTGTGGTGGGACAGGCTTTTTGGTGTCCCACCACTTTGGGCAGTTCGACGGATCGGAGAGATTGACTTGGTTTTGAGGGCTCCAAATCGCCCTCAGAGTGCTGGGACACCCTTACCCCCTGTCCCACCACTATTTCCTGTTCCACACTGGGTTTTGGAGTGGTGGGACACTTACTACTACACATATCACGCGAGAGCACTGCAAAGTACCGATTGACCTTGGTGCCCTTCTTCTGAGGGTGTGGTTCCACAACACTTTCAACCAACCCCCTAGCCATTAAGCGCTGGAGCGCCTTCCTAATCGCCACCACCGAGCCACCACACTGAGGATCACTGTGCAGTTCACCTTGGGTACGACCCGTAGGGCTAACCCGCAGCCTGGTAAGCACCCGATCCACGATTGAAGCCGGACTGGTGCTCTCAGCACTCAGTTCCACGTAGTCCTTCAGCTCGAAGGTGAGATCCTCCAGCATCTTGAGCAGGAGCTTGGCGCCACCACGGCCTGTACGGCTCTTCTCTATGCGGATGATGCGCGTGGAGGCACCGACCTCCTCCTGTTCCCGTTCAGAGGGCTTCCTGAGGCTCCAGACCTCATCTACGGCGTCCCTGATGGCGGTGGTACCCCTAAAGCCGCCGGACTTGTTGCTGTGGTGGACCAGCAGGATCGTGCAAGCCGGGAACAGGCGGCCATTGTTGTTGGCCAGCCAGTAGATGGGGCCAGCAAACTCCTTGCGGTTCTCGTCAAAGGCCGAGCCCCTGGAGCAGCCGGTGATGGAGTCAATAATGACCAAAGCAGGCTTGTGCTTCTGGATCAACTTGACGAACCTGAGATACCAGTTCAGATCCCAGCCCATAACAACGCGGATTGGATCGTTGCCATTGAGGTCCAGATCCTGCATCTGCTGCTTGACCTGCACCTCTGACTGGTCCCCGTTCAGGATCAACACCTTGCCTTGTTTAACTGGAACCATGTCTCCACGAATGGAGAAGGGCAGGCCCCGAGCCACATGCTTGGCCAAGGTCCAAGCGGTCATGGATTTGCCATCACCACCAGCACCGTGAATCATGACGACACCAGGGCTAGGCATCAGATCTGGGATGAGGTACTCCAAGGTCAGATCCTTCTCCAGCAACTGGCCAATATCCATGTCATCATCGCGCTGCTCGTATTGGATCTGGCTGATGAGTAGCCGCTCCAAAGCACCAGCATCCCGATAGCCAGCCTCTAGGGCCAAAGCATTCATGCGGTGGGCCATCTCCGCAGGATTATCCAAATCCTGGAGTTCCTTAGCCCGCTTAATCACCTCGGCATAGCTGATAGTGACGTTGCGAATCCTGAGGGTGGTGTCACCCTCAACGTCAGCAACCATCTTCCGCAGATCCTCGGACAGCCACAACCGACCAGGCATCTGCTGGTCGGCCATCCAGAACAGCGTCCCAAGGCTCACAGAACCCCGCTTGAAGCTCTTCCAGACCTCCTCACAGGGATTGGTGCCCTTAGACCACTCGTCGCTGTACTCAGGGTCCTCAGCAGACCACGCAGACCACAACGTCAAGCCCAGATCAGTAGGCAGCTCGCTGTGGATTGCCATGCCCACCTTGACCCATTGGTCTCGGCTACCAGCACCCTGCCCAGGAATCACCTTCAGCGCCGACTGGATAATCTCAGCCACCTCACCTGGATCTCGATCTGAGAAATCCAGAGCCTTCCGGTTTTTGATGAAGCCGCCATCACTGACACCTTTTCCACAGGCATCCCGCATCTCAGCCAGCAACCACTCCGGCGCTTCTGGGACATCCGTGAGATCCCCCTCAAAGCCGTAATGACCTCCTGGAGCCTTCCCATCACTAGAGCCCGGATACGCCCCGTAGATGACCCCCTGACGGCCCCAGAGCACCTCGTAGCCAGCGCCGGTATCAGACAACCCAATGCCCTTTACCTGGCCCCACAAAGCCTCTGGGACGCGGAACAGGTACTTGGCAGCGTTGCTCTTAGTCGAGGTAACAACTGGAGCACCATCCAAGGTGTTGCCCCAACCTTTTTTCAGCCTGGCCAAGTTGCGATCCACGTCCAGGATCACCAGGCCATTGCTCCTAGCCCCAGTAAACACACCAACAGCCTGGAACACCGCAGGCTTACGGGCGATCTGGAGCGCAACGTCTCCAGGCCCCATCACGACATGGTGCGACTTCTCCAGGGGCGTCTTGCCCTTGCTCTCCTTACCAGAGTGCAAATGCGCTCCTTTGACGTAAATCGGTGCATAT